GACATGGTGAACTTGGATTCGTTCAATATTTTCTGAGCCGCAATAGGGGCAAGTTTTGTTTTCGGGCTTGCGGTAGGTCTTTTTCTTTCGGGGACTGGGCTGCTCTTTCATTTGACTTTCGACTGATTGATCCTGATGTAACACCTTGCCAAAGAATGGTTTCTGCTCTTGAGCCAAACGCCGTCACCTGAATCACTGTCTCTGGTTCCGCGCTGGTTTGTATTACCCTCAACACAGTCAAACATTGTTTTGCTTGTAGCCACCACAATCCCCGTATGAGAGAAGTCAAAGACCGCAATGTCCCCGACCTTGGGAGCCTTGGTATTGTAGATGACTTGGGTGGTATTCGGGCGCTTCTTAGCCCATTCAATCAGTCCGAAAGCGGCGGCAGTCCTTGGACGCCACTTGCTGGGGGTCATAGTCTTTAGGCCAAGCCAAGAAACAACTTCCTTGTCATTGAGCCACTGAGCCACGCACCAATCAACAAACGCAGCACACCATGGCCAAGCTGCTGGTGCTAAGTTAGTTGCAGCTTGATACTCGCGGATTTTCTTGCCGCGATTATTCCCGCCAATTTCTTTAACTCCGACTTGCGAAAGCGCAATGTCTGCAAGTTTCTTTACCATTTGCACTGCCTCTTGCCGATATCCCAATTCCTAGAAATCCGCTCTACCTCCGATTCGGTAGGACTTGGCAATTTTTCCATCATAGCCCCGCTTGATTTGGATGCCAATTTTGAGGGAACTGAATAGACGGACAAGGAAACTTCTGCGATCTTCTTTAGGGGGGCTTGGGACGAGTATTGCTTTGAGGGTTTCATAAGATAATCTCATTTCTTTTTACGGCGAACGGGCTTCTTGATAGCGATAGCCCTGCGAACTTCGGTATAGGTAATCGGCCCAGCCACACCATCCTCATCAGTATGAACCAAGGCTTGGATCTTCTTGACGCCCCTGACATTCACTTCGTTGGTAACGTAGTTAACGATAGAAATAAGCAGAGCCACAATGAAGCCAGTAAGACTGACCTGATCAACGGACTCTGCCAACTTGGGATCAACCATGGCGAGGCGGGACACGATGGCGGCAACCACCATGGCAATGAGGGGGGTAATGACTCCGCCCATCTTGCTAACTAGAAATGCGAGGATTTTATCTTTCATTTGATTATTGCTCCAGCTTGTAGCGTTGAACCGCCGATTCAACAGTAAAACGAATCAGGGACTCCGAAGCACTGACGCCCTGCTTTTTAGCAGCAGTGGTAAGTTTTTTGACTGCGGCTTCGCGCTTTTCGGCTCCAGTTTTATCGGTGGAGGCCAGCGATTGGACGATCTCCAAGGCAATCGGGAGAAGGACTGCTACCGAAGAGGAAGCAATTTCCCGAAGGACAGGAAGGAAGAAGTTAAAGACATTTGAGGTAATACCCCAGATTTTGGCAAAGAATGATTTCATAGATTTAAAGCTAGACTAGAATCCCTTGGATTTCAAGTAATCTTCGATTCTTTTTGTGCGCTCATCAATGCGGGCTAGGGTCTCAGATCTCTCTTGGTTTTCCTTATTGATCATCTCAATCCGCGCATCCTGTTTAGCATCATTGGCTTGGATAGACCGCATCTGTTCGGGAAGGACAACCCATCCATTAAGCGCCGAAAACAAAGTAACCATCAGTGCGATGCCCGCAATCAACTCGCTCATCGTGAGCTTAACTCCCCGCTCCATCCCTCTGCGTCTTGGTATTTCTTCTACGCTCATAGTGCTGTAATAATTGAAGCCACTTGATAGCGCCAAGGCCAGTCAATGTATGTGGCTAGATTTGCGGGGTTGGCCGTGTCTCCGCGATAGGCGGCGGCGATGCGTCCTAACGCTTGTTTCTCGCTCCAGTCGGTAGTTCCCGCGCTCGACCCCGAAACAGCATCGTAAATAGCCTTCCATGCGTATTGTTTGGGTAGTCCGATATACGCTGCCTCATCTTTTGTTCCGCCTGCGGCTACGGCAATCTTGGCCCAGAGATAGCGTTCTGGGAGAGTGTAGTAGTCCGCGATGGTGGGAGATTGAGGCGGGATTTCGTTGACGGTAGGGGCTGGCGCTTCTCCAGAATCTTCGTTCCACGTTTCAACCATCCAAGGAAATTCAACATCTTCATTTGATATATAAAAGGGGTTTTGATCAGAATCAAAAACAACCCAGTTTGAGCCGCTCCAAGAAATAGCACTTAATACGGGGGATTCGGCTTCTCCAACCAAATTATAATACGGCTTACCGCCCTCTTCTCCGCGATAGGTGTAGGTGCCGTTGACCTCGCTCGACCCAGCCCCCGAAACAAAAACATTAGAAGGCCCAGCTACTTCTTCTTTCTCACCTACCAGCCATTGGGAAAGCATGTACCTTCGGGGCTGATCCGCCGCCGAAGCAAACACCGCATCTAAAGTAGGGAGAGCCATAGCCTATGGTCTCCGTCCTTTAAGCCATGCCCATGATACGCTCGCCCATGCCAGCCATAGGAGCGGCGGCTTCCATTTCGTCAGCAGCCTCATTCTCCATCTCGTCTTTGTCTTCGGCCTCTTCAGCCGCGATCTCGACGCCAGCAATCATGGTCGGGACAAGGGAGTCGCCTTCAACACGGAAGGTTACCAACTCTTCAAAAGTTTGGCCATCTTCGGTTTCGGCGGGGAGCGTATAATCGGAGGGAATCGGAATTTTCATAAAAGTAATAAGGTTAGTTATTTGAGACTAGTTTAGATTAAATTAATAGTCAAGCAGCATCCTTGAAGTATTCTGGAAAATATTCACGTTCCGCGTTCTCGCGGGCAGCTACTGCGGCCTCAAGGTCTGCAAATGTTCCAATATATTTTACTTTTCCATCAATTGTGATGGTCGCCCGCCATTGGTCTTTTAATTTTGTAACTCCCGTTTTACCAGACGAGTTGTTCCCGCCAGTCCTTCTCAATGTCCTTGGAACGCTTCTGTAGGGCTTTATTTGTGCCTCTTCTGGCAAAGAGGTGTTCTCACTGGCAAACTCGCCATAATACTCTTTTACGGCCTGATCCCGCACATAGATGGCTTCCTCAAGCGTCCGATACCGACCAAGCGATTTGCGCTTCCTGTCAATATTGACGTATACCTGATACTTCTCTCTATCTGGACACCAGCTAATACCCTTGTGCCCGCTTGTGTTATCAGAGCGAATCTTTTGATTTAAGTTGTTTTCTGATTGTGTGGCGAATCGTAAATTTGATCTGCTGTTATTAAGACCGTTTCCATCAATGTGATCTACTGATTCGCCAGCCTGTGCCCCCATGACCATTCGGTGCATGTAGGTAGTTTTCCCCTTAATTGAACAAGTTGCGTAATATCTAGAGCCAGTTCCATCGTTATCAACAGAATGCCATGTAAATTGGCTGATTCTATCGAAGTCTTGTTCGTCTATGATTGCCGTGCCGTGTTTGAGTTGGATGTATTTGTTCATAAATAGTTAGGGCTGGCAGGATAACCTACCAGCCCCAACTTGTCAAACCGTTTTCGGCTGTATTCCTAAGTTATTTCTTAACTAAGGTAGCCGTAGCCCGAACCGCTGCTGCAAGCGACCAGATCATTGGCCAGATTGCAACGGAGATGCAAGATATAAAATCCGAACTCAGGGAAGATCTGCTTCGCCGCGCAAGCCATCTTGGCGCGCCAGTAACCGCTGTTTTTGTCAGGGTTGCAGTTCTTGTCGTACTCGTTGATCCAGCGGAAGTCTCCGCGATAGTTCTGAGCATCATAGACAAGCTTGCCAACCTTGAGGTTAGGATTCGGGACAAGCCACTCAACAGCCTTCGGATGGAAGACAACCGTGGTGGTGTACTTCGCAGCCTTGTAGGCGGGGTTGATGATGAACTTGGTTCCTTTGGTTGCACCAGTCGTGGAGACATAGGGAGCAACTTCGGTATAACCACCAGAACCGTTGTCGTTGAAACGTTTCGGGAACGGACGGCTATGGAACACGAATCCACCGTAAGCCTTCTTAGGCAACAGCGAGGAGCCGTTGGCACCAAGCAGATCGTTAACACGATCACTCCAACGGATATCCTGACGGACATCTTCGTTGAGTTTGATCAAGTTCTCAATCGTGGCGCGTTCGGCAAACACGTTGAACACGGGCGAGCCGTCATCGGTCACCGCATCACCGTCATCACCAGCGTTGTTCTGGTAGAGACGATCATAGAGTTCGCGAAGGACGCCAACCGTAAGAACGGAGGTCGGGTTCGGCAGCGAGCCAAACGAGCTTCCCGTGGTCTCAGCGAGGCCAGCCTCGACAGAAACTTTGGTAACAGCCTCGTAGTAGTCGTTGTCGTAACGCTCAATCCACTCTTTGTTGACGTTGTCGGCAAGGATTTTGATGTAGTTGTTGACATCATCAATCGGGAAAGCCGAAGTGCGAACGTCTTCCAAACAGATCCAATCCGACTCAATCGCCTGATGGCGGAGCGAAAAGGTCTTCTGATCGAAGGCGTAGCCGACTTTCTTGACGGGAGCCAAGCAGGAGTTGTCCTGACCAGCTTCGCCAGTGACGCCGATAACTTCCCAGCCGCTGCCAGTGGCAACCGTGCGCTGGGCGATGGTGTTGGTGATCGTTTTGCCCATGTTGTCGGGGAAAGCCGACTGGGTGACAAAACGCAGATAGGGGTCTTTATAAAGACCCAAACGATGAGTACCAAGGGCAATGCGTCCAGTCTCTCTCTGGAAATTGTCATTGATGCTCTCGCAAGTAGTAGCAGTTTGTGCTGACATGATATTTTATTTCTATTTAGTTTAAGGGTTAGGTTTGATATCAAGGCATAGAATGCCCGTCTATCGGTTGATTTTCTGGGCCGCGACCAGAGATTTACGGCTACAATTTTTGAAGGCTAACCCGCCAGCGAGGCATCCGCGACCAACTCGGATTTAAGTCTTGGTGGGAAGTTATTACATTTCCCTAAAGTTGTCAATAGTAGAATTTTTAGTAACTTAAATTCTTAAACTAATAAGAAAGACGATCTATTTCTTTTTGAAGAGCAGCAATTCCCGACATATATTCAGATGTGCCCATTCCGCCGCTTGAAACCGCTTGTTTCTTTTTCATGTTAAGTTCAGCAGTAAGCTCTGCTATTTTTCGTTTTCTGTCTTGGCTGGCTTCGGACAATTCACTTTCTTTTTTAAGATTTGATAAATTAAATCCTGCCGTATCCAATTCTATTTGCCTTCTTTTTGCAAAATCAGACTTAGCCTGACTCATAGAGCTACTTGCTGGCTGGCCAAGAGAAGATTTTCCAAGTGATAACGTATTTTTTTTGATAAAACTGTCCCAAGGTTGCATATTTTGTATTCTAATATATTTTAATCGTTTGTCAATAGCTTGGTTTTAGCGGAAAATAGTTTTTCCGAAATTCATCAAACTATCCACATCCTCATCTTCTTCGCTGGAATCTGTTTCAGTTGCCTTGCCAAGACTCGGAGTGGCTCCAACCAGTCCTTCCAGTTGGGTTTTGAGTTCTTTAATTTCGGCATCCTTGGACTCGTTAACCTTCTGCAATTGGGCAGAATAGTGGTTGATGGCGCTTTCAAGGAAGGGGACAACAGCAGCCCGCGCAAGAATGGCGCTTCGGTCTTCGACGCTCAAACGATCCAGATTTGTTTCTGCGGCGTTTTTCTTGGCACTACGGATGCTACCATTCCATTCATCCTGCCCATCAATCTCCTGAAGGAAATTGTAGCGGTCTTCCAGATTTGTCCAAGTCTTGGCTGTGAACGCCTTCTGGAGCCGTTGGTCGTTCTCAATAAACTCCTGTTCTGATTGGGCCTTGCGGGCGGATTCGGCCTCGGAAAGGGATTCGGCCTCCTTCTGGAACCTCTCATGGTATTGAGCTAGTTCATGGTATTTATCGGCCATCTTGACGATGGACAACTGCTCCATGCGCTTAAAGTCACTGGTCAGGTCTTCCAAAGAGTCGATACGTTTGCGGGCATCGGGCTCAGTGATGGCTTGCCAGAGTTTGGAGAAGTCTGCGTCATTAGCTTCTGCAATGGCTTTCAAATCGCCCTGAAGGCCACTGAGAGGCTTTTTGATGGTTTCGACGTATTCGGGGCTTCGCTCAAAGTTGGCGGTCTTTAGCTCGCGATTAAGCTCTGCCATGCGAGTTTTGTAGCCTTCTAGTTCTTCCTGAAGGCTTTTGACTGTTTCGCCCTCATATTTGCCAACCTTTTCTTTGGTGGCATCCAATTCGGCTTTCAAGCGATCCCGCTCCTCGCGGGCCTTTTTCATTTCGCTTTTGATCTCTTTCCAGCTTGATACACCCTTCTCAGAATCATCACCTTCAGGTTTATCTGAAACAGGCTTGTCGGAGAAGTGGGGGTTAAGCGGGAGATCATCATCTGAGGTATTTTCATTTGATTTCTCTGTAGTGTTCTCCGAAGACACTTCCTTGGTAATATCTGCAACCTTCTTCTCTACCTCTTCCTTGGTTGCCTTGGCCTTGGACTCCGCTTTAACGGGAGCTTTTTTCTCCGCCTTGGGAGCTTCCTCTTTCGGGGTTT